AAAAATTGAGTTAGGTATATTTCTATACCTTCGTTTCGCACTCTAAACTCGAACCGGACACCCCAGTGTGCCCGGTGAAATGTCGCCGTCATCCTCCTATTACTTACCCTTCTTCTGCCAAGTCTTCTTGGCAAAGGGTAAGCCCTTGGAACCCACAGATTTTGTCTGTTTCACAGGTGGTTCCTTGGTGACTCGTTGTGTTCCGACATAGTAGGTATGTTTGGGCTTATCTGAATGTTTTGAGTCTGTAATTTCTACTTTAACTTCTTTTTCAGTTTTCCCCAACCATTTAGATTCTACTTCAGTCTTAACTTCTTTTTCGGAATCCAACTTAGTCTTAATCTTCTCGGCTTTCTTATAACCTTTAACTTTTGGTATTGGTTTTGCCGGGATAGTGGGTTGTGGTTCTCCATTGATGACTACTGAATATGGTGACAAGGGCATCATAATTTCAGCGCAAAGTGGAGGTTTTAGCATATCATTGAGATTTTTCTGATCATCTAACCAATTATGGAATGTCACGTCATCAAAGCGACTTAAAGTAGCTTTAAAATAATCGTCCATCCAATCCTCAGGATCATTGTCATATTGGTCCTCTTTATCATATGAGCTAAACCATGCACGCATTGACTTGGTTTTCTCATTTAGTTTGATATCACCATCGTACAGTTCAGCAACTTTATTGTAAAATGGGCCAATAATTGGTGTGTTGGAATCAGATAATAGAAAACCCCTAGTTTTCTCAACTAATTTCTCAATCGGAGTTACGTCTTTAGTCATATTTGGCGACACGTGTATTTTACCTAGCTGTCTTGAAATGTCACAACATGAATTTGTTGATCCATACCAAACACCAGGTGAATACACCCGAGCTAGAAACTTAACACCGATGCGTCCTTTTGAAACCTTTTCAACAGTTAGTTCTTGACCAACAAGCTTGGCTGCTTCAACATAGGTTTCAGGTTCAACATCAGCCGTTAATCCATCATCACCACCATAAATCCCAAGCCCATTATAGGCTTGGTCAGCGCTTAAATACACTCCATCTAATTTAGTCTTTTTCAAGGCTACATAGGCTACGAATGCATTATCAATGCTATTGAAAAGTGATGTCTCTGGTGATCCTGACAGTCGACTATAACCACCATCATACGTCGTACCCAACGGTCCGATACCTTTGTTTCCATATTGTGATTTATGTAACTCGGTAACTTGATCATGATGGGTCTTTTTGTACAATCGCAATAACACCATTCGTTCAACTTCTCTAAGCACGTTGGATACGTGCCCATCGAATTTACTAAAATCAGTGTTAGTGCAAAAGGTGGCTTTACTTAAGATTTTGACTACTCGTTGTGAAATATCTTTTGGGGTTTTGCCAAATGCATACCATGGTTTCTTTTTCAAATAATCTGCCAATGGGTAG